TATTTAATTAAATATTAATTGGTGAGATTTTGCCAAGCTCTTATTTTTCAATTTTTAGGAAATTTTACAAATTTATTTAATTTACTTTTTTACTTGTTTTTTTCTGACATTCTGACAAAATACTAATAATTAAAAAATAATCGGCTCTGCATAGCCTTCAGGCTCAAGGGTTTACATAATGCATCTTATCGGAACGACAAAAAATAGGGGGTCTAGGGTGGATTTTCAGTTACCACCTTTGGGGGCTTCCCACGCATATTTTTTACCCATTTAATGTCTACTTAAAAACCCATTTTTTTAAAAATGTCTGTAGAATGTCTAAATAATTGTGTATAACTTTTTAAGGGGGTGCGTTCTAATGCAGTTTAAGAGGGTTCGGCTTCCTGAAAAACCTGATTGGTTTTTTCTTCTCTTTTTTCAGCTTCTAATTTGTATAATTTCTCTAACCACGCTCTTTTAACATGGTCTTTTGGTCGCCCTGCTGGTAATCGTTCTAATCCAACTGCTTCAGCTCTTTTTCTCAGGCTATACCTGTCGTTTTTATCTGCTTTATATTGAGGTGAGCGTTCACGTTTCATGCGAGTTAATGTTTTGTGTAATTTCTTCTTTTCTGCTCTTGCTCTGACTATAGGTTTATTATTTCTTTCATCTCTTGGGGGCAATTCAGTTTGAGATAAAGTCATCGGCTCAGTTTCACCGTTCATTTCTTCATACTCTGCATCATCAGCTTCCATTTCTTTAGCAAACAGCTCATACGGAGATTTAACTTCTATTTGGAACTTCTTAGTAAACTTTCCATGACGTTCTGCTAAGTATCGTGCAGCTTGTACATTACCTGCTTGTGCTTCTCTTATCATCGCAACATCAACTAATAATAAATCACGAGTAATGTTCTTAGCAAATATATCTTCGGCTTTCTCGTAAAATAATTTATCTTGTTTTATTCTTTTTAGAGCATTGGGAGTAATGTTTAATTGTTCACACAATTCTCTATCAGTTATTGCAGGGTTCATCCCAACTAATTGAGATGCTTTGTTTCTTATTAAGTTAAAATTGCTTTTACCGACTAAATTTGGCATTTACACCTCTACTACCGAATCAATGTTATTTGTGGGGTCTAAGGTACAATAGCAACGGAAATTACACCTACTCCATCCTGAAGCTGGTAATCCTAAAGCAACCCAATCTGTAAATGGTCTTACTTCACCACTTCTTTCTTCACAATCTACACAATGCTTTACACCACGAGCAACGACCCAACGATAATCTGCATCCCCACCTAAGACTTGGTTATAAACAGCCATCATACCTATTCTACTACCTTCTCTTATTCCGTATCTAATTACATCCGTCGTTGAATTATACAAAGCAGTAAACGCACCTGTTTTATTGTTATATTGAGTTTTAATACGTTCTTTTATTTGTGGGTCGGTTAATCCCTCGTATTGTAACCTTTCGATTGATGAGGTAAGTTGTGCAGTAAATACTGTAACGTCTAAAAATGCTAATGTAGTTAAAAAGTCAAAGAAATCAAAATCATCTTCTTTTACATCTTCTTCATCTAAGAAATTACTAATGTATAAATCTAAATCTTTTATATTATCAGCCATTAAATAAACATTCCTCCAGTAGCTTTTCTAAATGCTTCTTTCATACGACTTTTAAACATTTTTAATCCTGATTCACCTGTTTTTTCATCATATTGTAGCCAAAATCTTATTGGAACGCTCTTACCAACCAATCCAAATCTTTCTGTAAAATTGTTTTTAGCAATCTTATAAGCAATTCCATCTTTATTATCTTGGTCTTTTATAAAATTATCTAATTCTTCTTGACCTTTTGCAGTAACAACGCTTTTTCCAAGATGATGTTTTCCATATTCATTGAATCTTAATGTTCTGCTTTTAGGAAATGCTTTTATAGATTTTAATAATCTATCGGTATGTCTTAATGGCTTTGTAGAGCTTGTTTTTTTAAACTTAGCGTTAGGAGAAAGTCCTTTTTCTCTTGCAATCTTAGTAAATTCGCCAATTTTATCAAAATTTCCTTCCTTAATTGCTTTCTTAGAGCCTATCTCAAATGCTACTGCACTATTAGCTAAGAAATCTTTAATAATTTTGGGCATTTCTTTAGCCAACTTCCCTGCATCATACGTTATGTCAAATTCAACTTTCATTTGATTTGTAAATTCCTTTTGGCAAAGTCCATACCAAGCTTCTTCGCTTTAAGTATTCGTTTGAAACTACGGCTAAGATTGTTTTCGACAAAGTCTTGTCCGAATTTTTCAGGATTCTTGAGTATCTCGTCAATGGTCGTGTCCAAATCTCTGATTTCAAACTCATTAAGCTGTTTCTGTTCTTTGACGAAGTCTTTGAATAACCGATTGCCCTTGCTCATTCATTTTCCTTTTCATATCATTATTAGCAACGACATTTTCATCAATAATTTGCTTTGCCTGTTCATCTGTAAGGTCGTTGTTGTAATTTTGTAATAATTTGGTATGGCTGATTAGATTATTATCTAACATAAATTGATTAAACATAATCTCATCCTGAGCTGACTTTGGATATTCAGGTTCAGCAAAATCTAATCCTAAATCTTCAGGTAGTGAAACGTTGTTTGCTTTAAGTATAGCTTTTTCTACTTCATAGATTTCATGTTCATACATTTGCCATAAATCAACATAATCTTCGTAATCTTCCTTGCGTTCTAAATCTCGAATTACAAGAGCTATTCCACTTGGTACTTCTCCACCTGAACGATTGAAATCAATATGTAAATGATTATTTGCAGCCGATGTTTCCATTATTGTTTTAATAATCTCAATTAATCCTCTCATATCGCCTTTTGGAGATACAATGTCAAAGTTCGCACCTTCAGGAAGTATTAATGTTTCATCCGTTCCTGCTCTGACTACGTTAGAATCTGCGTAAACACCTGTAACTACTGGTTGTCCAAAAGCTTGAAATCGACCACCGATACAAAGCTCAGTAAATAAAATGTTTACTGCTTCATTAGCCTGAACAATATCAGAAGCTCCTGCAACAAAGTGAGAATCAATTTGTGGTTCTCTATGAATAAATGATACAGGTATCATTCCATAATTATGCTCTACCTCACTAAGTATTCTACCACTTCCTTCGTATTTAATCATTCTTGTATCATCGAGATACATATATGTCTGTTCTTGGTTGCTTGATATATCATCAACCAAATTATCTATTGGGTAAGCAATAGCTATAGGATTTAAAGGGTCGTCATCTGACATAAATGGATGATAAAAATAAATAGGATGATAATCCATTTGTTTTTTTACAGGATTATAAGTAATTCTACACGCAACTGTTCCTAATAGCTTGGCTATACGTTCAATATGCTTTAATTTTATGTTTTTAAAGCGAGTTAAGCTCGTATATTGGTCGTTTACATTACGAACTGCACCTGTTCTGTAAATACGAGCCATTTTATTGATGAATCGGTGTGTAAAATTAATAAATAATGGTGGAACTTCCTTGAAGGCATCAATCTTAAAACGGTTAGCAATATAGCCTTCCATATTTTCACCTTCATAATAATCCAACATTTTATTTATCCACTTTTGTCGTCTTTTATGGACATCTAACTTTTGGTTTTGAATTGATTCGTTAATCAATTCTTTAGCTATTGAGTATATCATCTACCTACCACTTTCATTTGCATATTTTTAATTGGATAATGCGTTACAAAGAACATACGAAGTGAATCCATACTATGGTCTGACCGACCATCCTTCAATGGATTTTCCTTCAAAGGTCTATTGTCTTTATCTAATTCGTACCGATAGGCTTCTAAATCCTCTATTAATCCCTTACACTTCTTATCAATATGGATTCTATGAATACCATCGGCATTTTCAAAAAACGACCTAACATGGTCTATTCCTGTGGAAATAGAACGAGATACTTTATCTCGTGGAAATCGACAATAAATGCCGAAGTTTCTCATCTGTGTAATATCACCCATACCTGTTTGACTTTGTACTTGTCCACCAGCAGGGTCAGCATAATATCTTGTAACATGGTAAGGCTTTTGTAATATTCGCCTTGCCAATGATTCGGTCTTGATATTACGCTCATGGACTATTTCATCTATAATGTTGATATGTTCTAAACCATTCGTATCTAAGTAAGTTTGAAACCATAATACAGCAGGTTGTCTATAACCAAAATCCATACTGCAATATGTTTGCCTACTTGGCTCATGTTTAAAATCTCCTACATGAGTATCTCTACGGAACGATTCGTAAACCACTCCACCCATAGATGTAAATGAAGCACCATACTCTTGTTGAAAAACTTGGGGAGATAAATTCCTGCGTATTTCTTGCAAATCTTTATCTTGATAACCTTCAGGAAACGCATAATGGTTATCCCAAGATGGCGAGTTAAAGGAAAGCCATTCAGGGTCATCTCTTTGATACAATTCGTGTACCCAATTAAATCCTGATGGTGTTGTTATAAAAATAGCACGACTATCTTTTTGGTCTGATAAAGTTGGTCGTAAGTATTGTTCCCATACTCGCTTGTCAATGTATGCTGCTTCATCTAAGATTACTAATGAATTAGATTCACCTAATAATGTAGCAGGATTATTAGCAGATTTTCCTTGTATTGAACTTCCCCAATCAAATTCTAAATACTGGTCACGCTCAGAGAATCTTCTTGGTTTCCATCCCATCTCGATTACTAACTTCTTATGAACTTCTCTAAATACTTTATTAGCCAATTCATAAGTTGGTGCAACCACCCAAACTCTCTTATTAGGTTGCGTAATCGTATAAACTGCTTCCATCGCTGATGATAAAGATTTACCAAACCTTCTACCACAAACTGCTACTGTGAATCTATGTTCTTTTTCGGGAAAATGTAATTTAAGCTGTCCACTATGAGGTTTATAACCAATCTGTTGAAACAGCTTTTCCTTAAATGTTTTCTGTTTATCCACGAATAATCTTGTGCAAGTCCACTCCTTTAATTTAATATATCCTATGTGTATTCCACAAGATATTGTGGTTACACATAATTCAAACACAACATATAGTAGGAGGACAGATGTCCGAAGAACAACAAGTATCTAATGAACCAGTAGGGGATGTAGATACACCGAGTACAGAAGCGACTAACGCTGATGCTTCTGTAATTGCAGAAAGCAAAAAGTATCGTAAGCGTAGTCAGGCTGCTGAAGCTCGTGTAGCAGAGTTAGAAGCTAAAATTAATTCATTTGAAACTGATAAACTTAAAGAAAAAGAAGAATTTAAAGCTCTTTATGAAAAAGTTTCTGTTGAGAATGAATCAAATAAGGCTCTTGCCGATAAATGGACTTCTTATGAAGCAACTAAACGAGAACAGCTTTTACAACAAGTGCCTGATGAAGAAAAAGCAGAGTGGAATGATTCCCCTCTGAATTTATTAGAAAAATATGTATCGAAGGCTAATTCTGTTCAACCTCAGAATCCTGACCATATAGTTTCAAAAACTCGCAATTTAACAGATATACCGAGTGATTGGACTAAAATGGATGGAAAGGCGAGGAGAGGTAATTGGTCTGCGATAGTTGATTCATTTAAAAATTAGGAGTTAAAAAATGGCAATAACAGGTGGAATGTTAGGTGCTGCTCATACAACCTCAACTGCAGATGATTTTGTACCTGAGTTATGGAGTGATGGCATCTATAGATACTTTGAAAGAGGAACAGTTTTTAAAAATTTAATTGAAGATTATTCTTCAATGGTAAAAGGTTCTGGTGATATACTAAATATACCTCAAATAGATTTTGATGCTTCATCGGATAAAGCTGCCAATACATTGGTAACATACGATGCTACAGCAACAACAGTAACTCAATTAGCAATAAATAAGCATAAATATAATGCTATGCTATTTGAAGATGTATTACTAATTCAGTCAAATGCCGATTTAGTTTCAAAATATACTCAAATGTTTGGTGAAGCTCTTGCAAGAGCTGTAGATGCTGATATTTGGGCAGAGCTTGATGGTGTTAATGAGGGTGCAACCCTTTCTGCTGATGACGCATTAACCGATGCCGAGTTTCAAGCTGCTTTAGCAAACTTGGGAGAGAATGATGTGCCATATATGGATGGTGGTGTATCTATGGTAGTAAATCCAACATTGATGGCTGACATCTTAGACCCTGCCGCAGGAGTTTCTCGTAACTTTTGGAGAGCAGATGCAGGTGGAGATGGTAGTGCATTAATCGAAGGTGGTACTAAAGGTTTTATAGGTAAACTGTTTGGTATTAATGTTTATATGTCTAATACGGTTGCTACTGCTGGTACAGCAATATCAGGTGCTTTATTTCATAAATCGGCTGCTGTTTGTGCAGTACAACAGGATGTAAGAGTTCAAGCAGAATACTCTATTGATGCTCTTGGAACTAAAGTTGTAGCTGATATGATTTATGGTGCTAAGTTGATTGATAGTGCAAATAATAAAAAAGGTTATAAATTTACTAACGCAAGTTAGGTTTTTATATTTAACCATAATGTAAAGAGAGGGGATTTATTTTTCTCCTCTCTTTTCTTAAAAAACAGGATATTTAATGGCTGAATATTGGTACAAAAAAGATAAAAGAATTTTAAGAATATCGGAAGATACATCTGACAAAAGCGTTGTTCAGAAAAGAAAACATTTAAAAAGCGTTGGTTATGTTCAGATTAAAGATAGACATGATGTTACAAGCATTATTAAACCTAAAACAGTATCAAAGCCTAAAAAGAAAAAATCTACTAAATCTAAGAAAAAGTAATGGATTTATCTAAAAAAATACGAAACGGTAGTGTTCAAAAATTAAATGGTTCAATGCTCGGAATAAATAAAGTTGGTAAAGGTAGTTTTTATAGAATAAAAACATCTGACGAGCAATACAAAGAAAATTACAATAAAATCTTTAGAAAGAATAAATGCTCACAACATTCGATGAAATAGTTGAAAAAGTCCTTGAACACGAAGGTGGGTATGTAGATGACGCCACAGATTCAGGTGGAGAAACTAATTTTGGAATTAGTAAACGAGCATACCCTGATGAAGATATTAAAGGTTTAACAGTTGAAAGAGCTAAAGAACTCTATAAAAGAGATTATTGGGATAGGTTTCGTGTATCTGAGCTTCCTTCTCGTATTCGTCATATCTATGTCGATATGTGCATTAATATGGGTGGTAGAAGGGCAACTAAGATACTTCAAGAAGCTTGTAACAGTAAAAACTCCTACAAGATAGATATAGATGGTGGTATTGGTAAAGATACTATTAAAGCTTCAAGTAATCTTGAAGAATTTAGACTTAGAGCGTATAGAGTAATGTTTTACGCTGAACTTGTAATTAAAAAACCTGACCAAATGAAATTTTGGGTAGGTTGGTTTAGAAGGAGTTGCGAGGTATGATGGAATATCTTAAAAATTACTATGGTATCGTTACTGGTATTATTGGCTTAGTAGTTGGTTGGCTTGTATTTCCTTTATCTGCAAAGGTTGAGGATAATTCAAAAAAGATACAAACTCTTAGAACTAAAACTGCTGTTCAGGAGACAAAATTGTCTGATATGGATGATAAATTAGATGACATTAAAGCATCTTTGGATAAATTAGTTGATAAAATATACGAATAATGGATGTTTCACAACTACTTACAGAACATGGACTGGCTGTTGTTATCATCTTTTGTTTGTTCGGTGCTATCAGTTGGTTTGCCAAGTGGTTTTTTAATCATTATACTGCAAATTTATCAACACAATTTACAGAATTGCTCAGAGAAATCGCAGAAGTCAAAACAGAAGTATTAGACAGCAATTCTAAATTGTATTCTATACATGAAAAACTTATATCTAATCAGCGTGAAATACAGGAAGATGTAAATGCTATTGAAAGCTCTTTAGATACTTTATTAAAATTTATTAAGGCAGATAAATAATGTGGCTGAACTTGGTGGACTTAACAAGGATGGTGGCATTAGCTTTGAGAGAAAGCGTAATTTCGATAAGAAAGAAAAAAAGCCTGAGATGTTCTCTCGAAAACCTCCTGACAGAAGTAAGGAAGTTGATGAAGAACTTGAAAAACCTATTGTTGAAGATAGACCTCTTAGTGCTGAAGAATTATCGAAGAATGAGCGACTTAATGCAAAATTACGCAAGGCGAAAGGGATTCAAGCAGGTGGATTTGCTTTTAACGGTGGAAGCATTATCGCTGCTCTTTTCTATATTGATAGCTTGTTGCTTGACCCTGCTACCGTTGATAATCTTAACGCTATTAATAAATTAATTGGTGCAGATATAGATTTTGAAAATATGATTGCTATTATACAAGGTTATAAAGCTCAGATAATAGGTTTTGCTATATCATCTCAAACTATGATAATGGGTTACAAAGATACTGTTCAAAAAATGAAGGAAAGAGGTAATGAATCTTTCTATGAAGTTTTTAATCAAGAATTGGAGAAAACAGGTATATAATGGTTTCTTTAAATTTTAAAGAAAGGATTGTTAAAATAGTTTTAGAAGTTATTGATAATACTATTGGTAAGAAGTTTCCAATTATAGATAAAGCAACGGATTTATTCCAAGCACATGATAATAAAATTAAAAGATTAGAAGAAGATATAGATAAAATTAAAAAACAACTACAGGACATAAAGTGAAATCATTTTTCGATTATATAAAAAAGTTAGCTATTCAAATGGTTATTAATCAATTAAAAGATAACTCAGATAAGTTGGCTAAGAAAATTGCAGACAAATGTGAAATTCCATTGTTAAATGAAAAGCAAGAAGCTGAATTAGCATCTAAATTGCTTGATGGAATGACAGAATTAATAGAAGATTTATTTGAAGATGATTTAAAGGAGAAAGATGCCAAAGGGTAAAGGAACATACGGTTCTAAGGTCGGCAGACCCAAGAAGAAAAAAAAGATGAAAAAGAAAAAGTGAGCTTAGATGGCTAATTTTAGATTATCCTTATCTTATGGTGTAAATCATATATCTATTCCATTATCCTTTTCGAGTGATAATAGTAACGTTGTTATGCAATTTGACCCTCAGTTAAAAAATAGTGATGGTGAGTATGTTTATGAATACATTAATACTCAGGGTGCTACTGCAACAAATGTCGGTGGTAGATATGAAGGTAATTTAGTATCATTAGATACTACTAAATCTTATATGGTAAGCAGTAAGCTTTCTCATGTAAAAAGTTTTGATGGAAGTGCAATTACAGAACACTCTTTAACTTATAAATTATATAATGGTGGTAATTTTATTTCTTTTCCATTTACAGAAAATAAGCTTATTGGTGAAGGTGATTATTCAACATCAGGAGTAGCTGATATAGATTTTATAATAAATAAAAATTTACTTAAAGGCTCAGGACACGCTACTGCTTGTATTGATTATATAAAAACAACAGGAAAAAGTGCAGGTGAATCAAAAATAATACAATACAATGGTAGTGGTTCTAATTTCCCTGATGATTGGTCGGGAAATTTATTAGAATTTAAAGCAGGTGAGGGGTATTTTTTGGGGTGTTCAGGCATAAGTCAAGCTTCTGTTCCTATAGATGCTAATCTATGGTCTAATACTGCTAACGATTATAATTACATTCCATTATCAGGTGTAACTCCTGCTGATTCAGAAGGGAATAATGTTTTTGCAGCTCCTTATGGAGAAAATTTAACTACAAGTACTTTTACTCTTTTATATTTTGGAGATGGTTATAAGGCTGTAGATAAAAATAATAATACTCTTTTAACATCAAATTCTTCAAGTAAAATTACGGTTGAAGGAGGTATGACAACAGATTACCAATTAGTATTTTACCCTTTCAATAAAATCGGATTAGATTCAAACAACCCTTTAGGCATGGCTTGTTCAAACTTGACATCTAAAATCGACACAAGTGGTGTAGATACAGGAACTGCTGTAGATGGCTCTCATAATATCGTTACTATAGCTGAGGATTTTTCAGGAACTTCGAGTGTTGATGATGCTGTATTGTCAGGAGGATTTTCTCCTTCCGATGTAAAAGAGAATAAAGATTTTACTAATTATCCTGATTATTTTGTAAGAGGGTATAAACAATTACCAGCTTTTAGTGCTTTTCCAAATTTAAATACTTATGAAGTTTATTATAGACTTTATCTTTCTACTTGGTATTTATGGGTTGGTGGACAATATATGTCATTCGATAGCTGGAGGTATAGAGCTTTTCATTCAGAAAATTCTCCCTTATTAGAAATTGACCCTGTAAACTTTAATTATCAAGGTCATAAGATATGTCCAGTAGTATATAATCCATCTGAAAGTGATGGCGAGAGATATAGATTTTGTGAATATCACCCACATCCAAGAGATAGAGTGACAGGTGCTTATGCAGAAGATTTATCAGAATATAATCATATATTTTATGACGAAGAAGGAAATAGAAAATATTCAGAAATATTTGGTGAACCATACGCACCACCACTTGATAAAATACTTCCTTATAAGTACCCTCATAGTGGAGTAGGTGAAGCACTTGCACCTAATTATAAATTTTTTAAATTAAGAGGGGTTTTAAAAATACTTTGAAGAATCTCGCTTTAGAAAAACCTGTTGATGAACATTTAAAGCCTGTAAAGGATTTTGACGGTACTTCTACATCTCTTGAAGTATCAACTGATAAAATCAGAGTTAAAGATTTAGAAGTAACAGGTACAACTATAGGAATAGATACAGGCACATCTATTACTGTAGATTCATCTTTAACAGATGGTTCTACAAATCCTGTAGAAAACAATGCAGTTTTTGATGGATTAGCTACTAAGTTGAATTTAAGTGGTGGTACTATGGAAGGTGCTATAGATGCTGATGGTAATAATATTACTAATGTTGGTGGCTTTAGTGCAGAAACTATGGCTAATTCGGCATCAAGCATTGATACAATAGATAATGGCACAAGCTTAGGAACATCTGCTTCTACCTTACCAACTCAAAATGCAGTAAAAGGTTATGTAGATGCAGTACCTACAAATGTTTATTCAAAAACATTAATAAAGGTTATGCCACGTGAGTTTATAGTTAATGATGATTATAATGGTAGAGCTGCGAATATAATAGAAGATGATACTTCTAATGAATTAGCGTTTAGAATGGGAAATTCAAATACAGAAGCTTATGCTTTTGTAAAGATACCTGATGGTTATAAAGCTACCCATGTACAGGTTTTAGCATCTGCATCTACGTCTAATGCAGTAGTTTGTAAAACATTTAATTATACTACAGGTGCTACTACAGATTTAGAAACTTTTGATTTTAATACTAATGAAAATATAACAGATGTAACTGCATCAACGACAAATGATTTAGTAATTAAAATATTACCTGCATCAACTTTAACTAAGATTTATGGTGCAAAAGTAACGATTGCGAGTGTATAATGAGCTTAATAGATAAAACAATAGCATCAACATTTAAAGATATTGTCACAATAGAAAATTCTAATACTGGTTTTGATACAAATATTGACCAAGTGAAAAGTGGTAATGGGAATGGTTCATCTTTGTATTTATCTACTAATAATTTTAAAGTTCAACCAACATCAGATTCTACTACTAATTCAGTAATTTACGATAAAGATGGAAATATTTTATTTCAAGTAGATTCTACAAATGATGCAGTAAAGGCTTTAGGTAACCATGTTAATAGTCAATATGCTAAATTTTCAACAACAAATAGAGGTGCAACAAGTTATTCTGCAAATACTCATTATGCAGTAGATTATATTGGTAATTATTCCAATACTACTGACTATGTAACATTGGGTACAAGTACAAATCCTGATACATCATTAACTGTAGCTACAACTGCACATTTATTAATACCAAAAATGTGGTATGTGCCTGATGCAATAACTATAGATGCTGTTTCTTTTTGGGTTGGAGGAGATGCTGCAAGTGGTGATACAATTCGATGTCACTTAATGTCTTATGATATAGTTACTACAGCAGGAGCTACAGGTGGTGATTTATCTAATGGTGTTGTTGTGGCAGATGGAGCAGATATTTCTAATGATGGATATGAACAAGCATATTATCAAGCTATGACAATTCAAAGTGCATCTGTTTCGGCAGGTAAAGCATTATTTTTTACATTTAGACAAGATGGTACAAATAGTGATTATTCTATTAGTTCAACTATTAAATATCATTTAACATAAGGGATTTATTATGCCAAATTTCAATGCTAATTTAAATATTAGAACAGGTCGGGGAGATGCTTTAACTGCATCAAAAAATGGTAGCTATGTAGATGTTTTTAATATTAGACAAACTGTTAATAATACAAATGCAAGTAACACCTTATTAACAGGTGCTAAGTCTGTAGGTGTGGCTTCTATTAGCGATGCTAAATCTTTAATAATTAAAAATAATGGTGAAGTTCCTGCTGAGATTGTAATTGCAACTAATACACATACAGATGCTACTCCTGATACTACAGGAGCTGCAGCATATCAAAAATATATTTTATCTGCTAATGACTTTATGTATTTGCCAAATATTAGACAAATGTATGGTTCAAGTGCAAATTCAAGTGCAAGTGCTTATACTTTAGACAGCCAAGTACCTGATGCTAATATGTATGTTGCTTTAAATAACGCTGCTTCAGGTGATGCTCAATTAGTAGCTGAAGCTATTGATGGCTCTGAAACAGAAATAGATGTTGATGAGGGTGGATATTTTTTTGTAGGTGATTTAATTAGAGTCGAAAATGAAATAATGGAAGTTACTGCAATATCAACTAATACTTTAACTGTAATACGTGGCACACATGGAAGTAGTGCTGCATCTCATTCTGATAATACTGCTATTAGATTACCATTTTTTAATAATTATGTAGATTTTGATAAATATTCAACTGCTCAGACAGATAGTGCAGGTAAGTACAAGGCTACTAATTTAATAGGTTTATGTAGAAATACAGATGGTAGTGGTAATCCTGAATCAATGGGCTGTAATGGTCTTTCAATTAAATTTTATTCACAAGGATTTCAGGAAATTGGGTTATCAGGAATTTCATCATCTACTTCATCAGGATTAGCTGTATCTACAGAATATAAATTTAATATAACAGTTGATGGAGGTTCTACATTTTCAAATCTTACATTCATTACCGATTCAAGTGACGTTAGTTTTGGTGGAACAAACGGAATCATTAATAAAATACAAGATGCTTTAGACACTCAATTTTACACAGCAGGTTCTAATTTATTCGAAAAGAAAGTAAGAGTTAGTATTGTTAATGGAGATGTAAGATTTACATCAGGTTCACATTTATCTACATCTGCTATTTTACTTGCAGCACCTACATCGGGAACTACTCCATTTGGAGTTGGTCGCTTACCTGCTATAGCTAACGTAGAAGCTCCTGTTGCTTCTAAGTTACCACAAGACACTATTATTGATAGTAGAACAGGGTTAGAAACTAAAAATATCAATCAAATGGCTTATGATGATGGACATGGAGTAATAAAAGGTGTTTGTGATGGTACAATTTCTTATAATTCGGGTGCTATAACTTTACAAAATGCACCAGCTAATGCTAATTTCGTTGTTAGTGCAAACTATGGTTCATCCCAAAGTGGTGGTAATAGATTCGGTGCAGCTATGGGGAATTGCATAACTTCAATATCAGGTCGTTCTTGTAATTCAAAAATTGATACAACTATTGAAATAATAGGACTAAGATAATATGGCTACCAATTTACCAACTTATGCAACAGTAAATGATTTAAGAGATGTTTATCCTAATATAAATAAATACGATACTAAACAACCTTTATATAATTGGGTAGAGATTGGGGTTTCAGGTAGTTATAAACTATACCAAGCTAATAATTCAGGATTGACTAATGTATTATTTAGAGATGGTGAAGATTTAACAGGTTTAGGAAAAAAAGAAGTTTATACAGATTCTAATGTAGATACAAGTGAGGCACTTGACAGCGAAGAAACAGATGTAGATGTTGCAGATGGTTCTGCCTTTTCTGTTGGAAACATTATTAAAATTGATAGCGAAATAATGTTAATTACTAAAATCACTTCAAACACATTAACTGTAATTCGTGGATTTGCAGGTACATCCGTTGCAAGTCACGTTAATCCTTCAAGTGTTTTTATTGGTTTAAAATTTTCTATTAACAATCAATGGTTCTATAGTACCGAAGATGATTGTGTTTTACTATATACTTTAAGCAATAGTGACCCAAACGATTCTTTATTAGAATCAGGTGAGGATTGGTTAGCACATAAAAATGATTTATTATACAAGGCATCAAGATATTTTGATAGCTATGTTGATGCTTCGCTACCTCAAAGGATGCACAAGAATAGTGAAGGAGAATATCCTTATCTTGTAATTAGAACTACTGCACAGATATGTGCTTATTTTTTAATTTCAGCACACGACCCTGAAAACGAAGATGCTTTAAGATTAAAAGAAGAATATGAAGATATCCTTGACAAATTGGTCAATGGTCAGTTAAAACTTGATTACGAAAAGTCATCTGATTCAGCTAAAGGTATTTTAACGGAGTTATTTTCTGCAAGTTCAACTACCTTGAAACCTTTAGATATAATTGGCACATACACAGGCAGTAATTATGATAAAATATTAATAAAAATTACAACTGGTGGAGGTGTTTCTCAGGCAAAATTTACAAGTTGGGTTGCAAGTGATGATAATCTTGGAGCAGGATTGGCATTTGCAAGTACAAGCACTATATATGTACAAGATGAACTTATAAATGGACAATATCAAAATTTCGCATCAGGGTTGTATGTTAGGTTTGGCTGTTCAACTACCGTACCTGCAGGTTCAGGAGGAGCTACAACAGGATATGTTACAGGAACTACAACAGCAGGAGATGCTTATCAAGTAGAAGTATTTCCAAGAGGTTCAGAAATAGATGATGCTCGTGGAATTAAATCGGCACGATTAACGAGAGCTTAATGGCTGTTACTTTTACAAATAATTTTAAAAACATACTCGATAAATTGCAAAGTATATTGAGAGAAGAATTTGGTAATACTTTGCCTGTATATGTAGGCGAAGATAATAAAAAGGCTGGTAGTCAGTATCTAAGACTTGACCCAGTAGGTAGTGAATTAATTGAATATAATGTTAATGCTGAACTTCGTGAGTTTACGATTAATTTCTTTTTGTATTTCGGTGACAAATCTGATAGCAGAACGAAATTGGATGCTGTATTACGATTGGTTTCGAGGATTGAAGCACTTATTCACGATAATGTTTCTTTGACACTATCTGATTCATCAAGTTTATTTAACAACAGATTTGAAACTACAACATTGGATGCAATAGAGGATTCAGAGAATTATGTCGTTCAACTTGTGTTTCAAGGACAACATTTAGGAAATTTAGGATGAAGATAAAATTAAGAAAAATAAACACTAACCTACCAAACTGTTGGAAACAATGTGGGGTTAGTTTGAAAGATTGGAAAAATTTTAAGTCGGGCAAAGAAATTGAAGTCAATGAGTTACCTGACTTTATTAAGCATTTAGTAGAAATATCTACTGAGATAAAAAAAGTAAAAGGAGATAAATAATGGCAACAGTAGCACACGCATTTTCGCCAAAAGAGTTTAAATGCTTTATTATATCTGATGCAACTAACGCTGGGAGTTCAGGGATTCATGCCAGTAATATGTTACAATTAGATGTTGATTCAGTATCATACCCATCACTTAATGTTAATCAGGTGTTAGATGTTAGAAGTGGTGTTGGTAATACTTTTAAGGATGAAGATTTTTTTCAGGACAATAAGATGAGAGTAGTAGAATTAAGCCTGTCAGGTACTTTGCATGATGATGTTGGACATAGACTATTAATAGCTAACATTTGTGGAGCAGCACAAGCTGATGATACTAATCAGACTATTGCAAGTGGTCATAAAATAGTAGCACAAAAGTATGGTGCAGCAGTAACAAATAACGCTTCTTCGCTAACTGTTGTAATACAACCTTCTGATGTTTCAAATCAAACAGGATTAGAATTTGCAGGAATGGTTGTCACTAATTTAAGCATATCAGCAGATACTGGAACTGAAGGTGGTAGATATAAATTTTCAGCAACTTTACAATCGGGGAAAACTCCTGACTTAGCTTCCACAGCAGCAGCAGGTAGTACTGTTTATGCTAATACTACAGGAACAACTTTAGCTTCTGCGAGTGGAGTAAAAGTTTATGCTCTTGATGCTGCTTTAAATAGTTTTACTACTACAATAGATTATCCTGCTGTTTTTTCAGGTATTACAAGTACAGGATATGATGTAGTAAGTAGGGGTGCAGAATGTTCAGTAACACATGATTGTCAAGTTAAATATGATGGAAATACTAAAGGTTTAGTTAATTCTTTTGATACACAAACATCTGCAAACGCTGAAAACACTTTTATTATTACTAATAACGGAAAGTTTGGCATAGATACAGCTAATGGTGTATTAACAAATGTTGCTTATTCAGAAGGTGATATAATGATGCTTGATGTTTCGATTAAAGCTGTCGATGATGGAACTGACGAATTACTTATAATAGATTTATCTGATTAATATGATAAAAACCCTTAGCACAAAAAAAGAAGTGACATTAAAAGAGATGTCAATAGATGACATGGATTTTTGTAATGACTTACAACACATTTGTCAAGAACCTGATGGTGGTATTTCTATTTATGGATTAAATAAATCTAATACTGCATGGATTAGACGAGGTGTTGAAGAAAGTGATGATAAATTCATTAAAGCACTTACGGAAACTGAAAAGATAGAGTTAGTTGCCTTAGTTAAAGAACATAATACTTTGGGGGAGTAGCAAGTGTTGAATTGGCGATGAATGTTCATTTGTCGTCAATTTGTAATGGTTGTAGTTATCACGAGTTTCCCTACAAGGCAACTCCACCAATTTCAGGTCAAGGGGAAAAGTTATTTAAATCTAAGGATGATGTCAATGTTATCATAGGACAGCTAATCGATGAAGCAGAAGAATGGAATAAAAAGGGAAAGAATTTTGATGTCGCTCTTAGCGTTACCAAACAGCTTCCCTTTTTTTGTTGTTCAAATATAATTTTAAACAAAGAAAGTCAAAAAGCAATACAAAGATATGTATATTGTAATGAAACAGGAACACAAGCATATAATGGTTCGTATGGTGAGCAACCTTATAAATGGTTGCAACAATACTTTATTCTCAAACAAGCATTTGCTCAAAAAGAAAAGGCACAGATAGATGGCAGAAGGAAAGATTAGAGTAAAGTTTGATGCTCAAGGTGACAAAGGCTTAATTGAAGCAATACGCAGACTTAATAAAGAAACTAAAAAATTAGGCGTTGAAACCAAGAAGTATAAAAGAAATGTAAAAGAAGCAGAAAAAGAACAAGATAAACAAAGGAAAACTACTCGTAATTTAGCAGGTACTTTTTCTACTTTACGTTCTAAAATGCTACTTAGTGCATTTGCTGTAAAGCAATTTGCTGACCCATTTATTAATTTAGCTCGTAAATCTATTATGGTTGCTGCAAACTTTGAAGCTTTAGAAACAAGATTAGTTTCTATGACAGGTTCTACAAGAACAGCATCAGAAATGATGAAAGAATTTAGAGATATTGCTGCAACTACTCCTTTTGCAGTTCAAGATGTTGTTGAAGCTGGTGTGCAATTAAGAGCTTTTGGTGTTGATGCACAAGAAATGATTAAACCTGTTACTGACCTTGCTGCATTTATGGGAACAACTGCAACAGAAGCTGCAAGTGCATTAGGTCGTGCTTTTGCAGGTGGTGCAGGTGCAGCAGATATACTTAGAGAGCGTGGTATTTTACAGCTAATTAAAGATACACAGGGTATTACAGATTTATCTAAGACAACATTACCTGAGTTTAGAGAAGCATTAGAAAAAGCTTTAATTGACCCAGTAGCAGGTATAGCAGGTGCTACTGACAAATTATCTGAAACAACTATTGGTGCATTTTCTAATATGCAGGATGCTTTAGATAATTTTCTTGCTGAATCTGCTGAAATAAGTGGTTTAAAAGATTCTATAACAGAGTTAGCAGAGAGTACTACTGAATTACTTAATTCTACTACATCTGAAAAAATTGAAAGATTTTCTAATTTAGCTAAGATTACTGTAAAACTTGCTCTTGGAATGGCAACAGGTGGCTCAACATTAGCAGTAGGGTTTAAAGATTTAAGAAAAAATATAGATGATTTTTTTAATACTCCTATTACAGGAGCAACAAAAGAACAAGAAGAAGCTCTTAAAAATCAACAAAAACAAATAGCAGTATATTCTAATAGAGTAATTACTAACTATAAGCAACAAGAAACAGCAGTAAAAGATGTAAATAAAGCTATAGATGATTTATTTGAATCTGATGAAGCCTTAATCCCTATGTATATAACAAGAGAAGAACTTCTTAAAGCTACTACAGAGAGAATAAAAGAATTAGATATAGAAATGTTAAGAAATGTTGCATCTTCTACAATGTTATCTGAAGTTTTTGGTGAACTATCTGCAAAAGATAGAGAATTAAATTCTGAATTATTATTAACGTCTGTTGCAATAAATACAATAGGTGAATCGACTAAGCATAATATACCACTAATAGAACAATTAGGAGCTTCTTTAAGTACTAATGCGACAATTACCAAAGAAGGTGTTGATGAAATGAGTAGATATATACAAAGCTCTATTTCAATGGGAAGGAGTATTAATCATGTAGGTAAAGCAGCATCTACTGCTGCTCAACATTTTATTGTTAGTAAAGTACAAGAAGGTGTAGCTTCTTATATAGCTGATTTTTTAAAAACAACTCCGTTGCCAGTATTTATATCTGCACCATTAGCAGTTGCAGGTGGAGCTGCGTTTGGAAGTGCGATGCAGCAAACTATTGATAGCGTTGCTAAATTTAAAACAGGTGGATTAGTTGGTGGTAAACGACACTCACAGGGTGGAACTATAATTGAAGCAGAACGAGGTGAATTTGTTATGAGCCGAAATGCTGTGTCTGCTATTGGTGTTGAGAATTTAAATAAAATGAATGAAGGACAAGGTGGTACTAATAATATAAGTATAAATATAAATGGTGGTATGATAAGTCCTGATTTCGTAGAAAACGAATTAGCAGAATCTATTAGAGAAGCAGTAAGGCGAGGTGCAGACTTTGGCATTTCTTAATGACATAAAGAGTAAACATTTATCTAATTTTGTATTAGTTACTATTAGCCAAAACACTCCTATGGACATTCCTTTAGGTACTTGCGTTTTTGGAGATATAAATAATCCTCAATCATTAGAAACTTCTTTTGAAGCTTGTCAAAATCAATATGGAGGATTATGGACACCTTACTCAAGACCTATATCATATAGGATTTCTACAAAAAACATTACTTTTGACGGAGAATATTACAAACCAGTATTACTTAATATCCCTTCGATTTCTGAATCTTTGGATATAGAACAACGAAAATACAAAATATCGTCTGTAAGCCTAAGTATAAGTGATTACGAGCATAATGGTATAAGGTTTTCTGATACTTTAAACACTATAATTAATAGTGAGGTAAATATTTATTTTTCATCACCATCGTGTTCGAATTTAGACGATTGTTATTTAGCTGGAACATATATTGTTCGCTCATTTTCTCAAGATGAAGATAAAGTTAATTTAAATTGTGAAGATATATCTCAAGATAAATTACATAAAGATTTGCCTTTACAGAGCTTACCTGATTCTGAAGGTATTTTAGAAAAGTATAGAAATAAACCTATACCAATGGTTTTTGGTTATGTAGATAGAAGCCCTTGTGTATTAAATACATTGGGAGTAGAAAGATTAATTGTTTCTGACTACAATCCTGATGACAACTTTGCTTATAGTAGTGAACAGATTTCTATAGGAGGTGGTACTGATTATCAAAATTCTCCTTTATATATATATGAAAATGAAGCTTATGTTAATATTGCAAATAAAAAACCTGATTCAAACTCACAACAGTTAAGTAATAATGGAACAGATAATTTTACAGAAGATACAGGTTTTATTACCTTAGAATCCAATATCGAAGGTAATGATACAATTAATGAAAATTTAAGGATTATCTCAGTTAGAAAACCTTCATCAATCGCTTCTTTGC